GTATTAAATCGCCAAGCGTTTGAGCTCGTCGAAACGATTCGCCGGATGTAGTTCGTTGATTTCTTTGGTTCTTTTGTCGTACTTCGCGAGGTCAATCATATCGCCACCTCCGGGCAATCGTCGTGCGTGCGTCCGTCGAGGATGCGGCCTGCGCGCTGTTTGCCGACGCGCATAAGAATTTCCCCTCCAGCACATGTGGCGGCCATGTACGAGGATTGTTCCGTCCATGTCTGCGTTTTCGCATCGAATGCTACGAACAATTTCTTGTGGCTTTCGCGCTCCCAGTCGAAGCCGATTTCATCAACCGGCATCCACTCGCCCCATCCCTTGAAGTTGAACGCGACGCCGGCCTCGGCGCATTGATCGCGCACGGAGCGCACCCACTCAGGATCCATCGGCCTCGCGCCTGGGCCGGATTCACCGCCGACGATTACGCCGTGCAGGCAATCCGATAATTTGTTTCCGGCTGCCGAACCAATCCCCGCCGTCGACACCTCTTGAATATCCAACGGCCCCAGCAACGGCTCGCCAGACACCCACCGCGATACGAACGGCGTGCGCAACAGCCACGGGATGCGGATGTCGGCCATCTCTTGGTTTTCGGCTGTCACCATGCCGATGACGTTCGGTAGCGGCGGGGAGATATCAACATTCCCGCCAAGATCCTCTATCGCCTGCCACAGATCGTCTACGCCTTCGGTGTACATGCGATTTGTGACGTACTCATACATCCGCTTAGCCCGCTTCGTGCACAGAATGTAGGTGTGTTGTGGCGTGAGCGCCATCACGGCAAACACGCGATCAATCCATTCCTCGCGCACGCTTTCCGCGAACAGATCCGACATCGAGCACACGAACACGGTTTGTGGCTTCCGCCAGTGCATCGGCTTCTCAAGCGCGGACTCGACAAGGACGGACTTGCCGTTCCACTCGTCACCGGTCACGACCTCAGAATACCCGCGTGTTCCCATCGCGACTTGTCGCCGTGCCATCCGCAGCGCGTAGCAGCGGGCGCAACCTGGAGATTCTTCCTTGCACCCAACGATCGGATTCCAGGTCTTGCCTTGCGTGCCGTCCGCGTTTCTTGCCCATTCGATTTTCGTGCTCATTCCTATTCCGCTCCTATGTGATAATCGTGGTCTCCGCAGTCACACTCGCACACGTACCCCGGCAGGCATTCCGGAGACGCGCCGAACTCGCACGGCTCAAGATCGTCCGTCTTGCAGGCGCATTCGTGCGGCAGATACAGGCCGTCGTAGCCGACAGCTTCGAGCGCCGATGCGTATTTCAGGGTTTCAGCTCGGCTCATTTCGCCACCTCCACATCAGTGAATCTGATCCCGCCGTCAGCCGAAAATATTCCTACCTCGCCAGAATCACACTCGACTATCCCAGCGGCTGTCTGCTCAAGCCAATGCTGAAACCATCCCGGTTGCCATTCGCCGTCGATCCACGATCCGTCAACGTAGTCGAGATTCCTCGCCTCGCATCTGCGCTGTCCGTGTTTGATTCTCTGTTGTGCTGTCATTTCGCCAGCCTCCTACGCAACTTGCGGACTTCTTTGCGCAAGCCGGAAATTAACTCGGTGTCCAACCCGTCCTTGCCTGACGACGGGTACTCCATCAGGAAGCAATCGCGATGCGCCATATGTTTGCCGGGCAAGAGCGTCTTAGCGTATTTCAGCCCACAGAAACAGCATTTCATGATTTGGCATCCTTCAGCGCCTCACGCGCTCGTTGTCCGCCGTCCATAGTTACTTCGCATTGGTCCTTGTCCTCTCCATGCATCCGCACCCACCGCCAGTGCTCAGGCGCGCCGTAGTACTCAACAACCTTCTGGAGATTCAGCGCCTTCGTCTCTGCCTTGTTGGTTGCGCCGATCTGTCTCGCAAGCTCCTTCCCGTTTATTTCAAGCGCGTCTTCAAGGACCTTGATTCGTTCTACCGCCGTTTTTGCGATTTCTACGTATCGCAGCAAATCGTCCTTGATGTGATCGTTTTCGGATTTCAGTCGCCCGATTTCGTCCATCAGGTCCGGCACCGCGTTGCAGGCCTCCTTGATATACTTGCCATCCTGAATATCAACCATAAACGAGCGCACCATATAAGGCTCAGACTCAATCAACCTGAGAAGTGTGCTATTGGGCCAAAGCTCAGAGTCTTGAGTTTCGAATCTACAACCACATGCGGACTCTAAAGCCCTGAGTTTGTCGATTTGATCTTGTGTCATGTCATTCTCCAGGTTTCGTGTCCACCAGAAACATTCGCGCAACATGCTTCGGCTTGTTTGCGTCGATCCAGACTACGGCTATTTGTTTGGTGTACATCCATGCTACTGCTTCCACAGGATTTGGGTAATGACTATCCCACTCAAGGTCTCCGAAACGTGGGTCTGCCTTGGCCATTTTCAGGATGGCTTCCGCCTCACCTGGCAATAATCCGTTTTCATGCAACAACTGTTTCATTTTCTCAGCTACTGTCATACCGCCTCCATTCTGTTTTCACGCTCTTTGATTGTGATCTGAACCGTGTACGTCTTGCCATCACCGCGCGGGCCAGACACAATGATCCCCCGCTCAAGTACGCCGCGTTCGTCTTCATAGTCGAGCAACCGTACGCGGTCGCCGGGCTGGAACTTCGGTTTAGGCTTCATTCCTCGTCTCCAAACACCGCGCGGCATTCGCGCGTCCGCCGGTACATCCAGTCGGCATCGGGCCTGTATAGCGGCGCCCCGAACAGCGCACACCGCCCGTTCTCGGTGCGGCGGTCGGCGTACACGACATGCGGGCACTTCGGCGAACATTTGATGCCGCGCACGACGCACGAGACTTCCCGCGTCATCTCATGGTTGCGGTCATCCACCTTTGCCGCATCTACGGTTTCGTCGCGGACCTGGATCGCCGTTTTGCGAGGCTCACCGCGTAGCGTGACTGGATGCGCGTCGATAAACTCCTTGGCCAGCCTGTGCGCCGTTCGGTCCGGTTTCAGATTTTCGTACCCAACCGGCGAATCCCACAGGACCGCTAGTAGCTCGTTTATGTCAACTTCGCCCACGTGTTGTGCCGCGAACTCCTCTACGTCTCGTTTCCTGTAACCCGTCATCTCTCGCTCCTCTCGTTTGCTCAAATTTGCGCCGCTACGGGGGCGCCACGGCGATTGCCTGCGTTCGGTAAGGGATTCATGCTACCTGCCGATTTCAGATTCTCTACGGCCAACCTCGCGCGATTCGCGTCTCGGATTTGCAGCAACAGGAGCCTGACGGAGGTTCCGTCGCCGGTCGCTTCGGCGGATACGAGTCTGGATTGCATCTCAGAAAGGCTGGTCGTCATAGTCATCATCCGGCATGCTGTTGTCTGCAAATGTGTTCGGAATTATCGTGACGCCACTTGCACAATTCTCGAACCGCTGAAGGTTGCTATGAAACACGAGTTTCAGCTTCCCGGTCGGCCCGTTGCGGTGTTTCGCCACGTCGATGTTGATCACGTCTTGGTTTTTGGCTTGATCGTCTTTTTTCTGTTCGCGCCACATCAGGATGGCAACGTCGGCATCCTGTTCAATCGATCCAGACTCGCGCAGATGGGAAAGCTTTGGACGCCCCACGTCGTCCTTCTCGGCTTCCCGACTTAGTTGTGACAGCGCAATCACGGGCAACCTCAACTCGCGCGCCATCGCCTTAATTTCGCTGCTGATTTGCGCAACGCCCACCTGACGGCTTTCGACGCGACCGGACATTTTGATCAACTGCATGTAGTCGATGATGACAAGCGATGTGTCTTTGTGCTGCTGGCAGTGTTGGATTGCCTTGCTTCGTATTTCCAGCATGTTCAGCGACGGCGAATCACAGATGTATATCGGGGCTTGCAGGATGGCTTGCATCGCCGGGGACAGCTTCTCAAGTTCCTGTCTCGCGGAAAACCGGCTTTCGATGCGGCGGATATCAGCGCGGGCTTGGCAACCGAGAAGGCGCTTCGTGATTTGCCCAGCATTCATTTCGAGCGAGAAGATTAGCGCGCTTTTTTTCAGGTCTACAGCGGCGTGTCTGGCGATATTCAGGGCGAGCGCTGTCTTGCCAACAGACGGGCGAGCGGCGATGATTATCATGTCGGATGCCGCCAATCCCCCAAGGATCGCGTCGAGATCTGAGAACCCTGTCGGGAGCCCAGAGAACTCGATATCGCCTCTGTAGCGCGCCTCGATTTCTTCCAGGGTGCCAAGGGCGAGATCGCCAACTGGGGTGATGCGATGCTTCCCCCCAGCGCTAGCAAGCCCGAAGATTGTCGATCCGGCTTGTGTCAACAGCTCATCAATCGTCCCGTCGTCTGGCGAATATGCACGGCCAACAACGTCCGTGAGGTCTGAGATTATCCGGCGTCGTGAAGCGGCCTCGGCAACGTCCGCGGCATGGTATTGCACGTTTGCCGATGTCGGCGTTGCGGAAATCAGATCGCCCAGGTAGTTTACGCCGCCGGCGGATTCCAGCGTTCCGGATCGTTTCATTTCGTCCATGACGGTCACTGGGTCAACCGAGATCCCGCGCCGGAAGAGCGACACGCACGCGGCGTAGATGTTTTGGTGTGGCGCGCCGTAGAAGGCGGTCTCATCGGAACCAAGGGCTTCGATGACGGTCCCTATCGCATCGCCGTTGATGAGGATTGCCGCAAGCGTTGCCTGCTCGGCTTCGATGTTTTGCGGCGGCATGCGGTCGAATACTGGTTTCTGTTTCGTGTTCATGCGCCCACCTTGTCCCGGAGCCGTATGAGTTCACGAGACGCGAATCGTCCCGCGTCTTTGATGTGCGTGTTGCCGCGCCCTTCGGCTTTTCGTGGGTCAGTATCTTTCTCAAGGCGGTCAAGAAGATCCTCAAAGGCGACAACACCGCGATGGGTTGTCAAGATTGCTTTGATGTTGCGCACCCATCCGTTGGATCTGTATGCTTCGTCGCTAGTGAGTGACACAAGGCGATCAATTAGGTTTTCGGCATTCACCTCGCGCGGCAGGATTGATGTGAGCACGTCACCGGCTCTTCTGATTTTTGAATTTTGCTGATTTGACTGAACTGAACGGATGGGCTTGGAATTGTCCTCGCACGCGCGTTCTGTCTCTTTATCTTCTCTTCTCTTCTCTGTCTCTGTCTCTGTCTCTGGGGCATCAACTTGATATCGTGTTGATATCGTGTTGATATCATCCTCGATCACGTAGTGCGAAAGTGTTGCCAGTAAAGCACTTACAGCTTTCTCGGAAATCCTGAGACGAAATGATATCACACTTATATCAGGAAGATATCCATCTGTCTCAGACGCCAGTAACCAGAGCCCAACAAGCCCTTTCGCGGCGTCTCCAGAGAGGCGAAACCACTCAGGATCATCAAGCAGTTTTCGGTACAGTTTGATCCAGATCGGCTGACGATCTTTGAAGTGCTGGAAACTGTGCCAGTCTTTGATCCTGTATGATGACATCAACTCGCCTCCGCAAACAATTCAGCCTGTGACGCGACTTTCAGACAATTCGGCGAAAACCAGATCCGCTCTCGTTTCGCGTTTTCGTTATCGCCGGTCTTGCGTTGCGATCCGTACCCGCCTTGCGCCTTCCACGCGACACATTCCCAGTCGCCGGGCATCACATGCTCGCCTTCGTATCCGCACAGCGCGATCCGCATGAGCGGGTTGTCGCCGTTCGCAATCGCCCACTCACGTGCGTCGTGTGCCACGTCCCCCGACTCGTGGTTGTACAGGTTATTGTCGCGGCCCGCCTCGGCTGAATACGGCGGGTCGAGGAAGACGCCGGTTAGCCCATTTTTTACCGTGACGGACGGCCCGCAGACGCGCGTCCAATCGCCACAGCACACACGAACACGGCGCAGGCGGTTCTGGAGTGCTTCAAACCATTCGTAGATCCCGCCTTTGTTCACGCCACGTCCCGCGTCGCCGAGATGCGGTAGTTGCCGGTTCACGCCACGTCCCGCGTTGCCGAGATGCGGTAGTTGCCGGTTCACGCCCTGAGTACCGTCGCCATCACAGACAAGCATCCCGCTGTCGACGTGCCACGGGCCGTTGCCAGAACACCACCCACCTGCTAACCAGCAGCACAAACCCCAA